ACTATCGCGCCATGGACGGCCACGATCCAAAGTGCGCAACTTTTCGGGCACTACCAATCGCAATTGCACATATATAAGTTTTAACATTCTTTTTATAAGGCAGCAATACAAAAAAGCCCCCACAAATGTGGGGGCTTCAATCTATTCGCTTATTTGAGATCTGCATCCCCGCCTGCCGGGCAATGCGCCATCTCCTCTCCATCGACGGTAAGGGCCAATGTCCAAGTGAGGTTCCCTTCCTCCTGGTGAATCATCGTGTCTGGAATATTGGTCTCGAATGTGGTCTGGTCGTCTGACGTGGTCCAACCGGGGTACGTGTTGCTCTCGTTGGTTTTTAGGTTCGTTATCTCACGCTTTGTCCCTTCTGTAGCTAGATAATCAGCAAGGTTTATCTGGTACCAAGTGCCGTCGTCTCCGGGATTCTTGATGAGAAACGTGTAAGCGTAAAATTGCGAGGCCGCCAAATCCTTGACTTTATCGTAACCGTCAATCGAGATTCCAAGGTATTGTCCTGTGGTTTCCAATCTGGCGGACGGCATCAATTCAGAATCGCCATCGCATGATCCGGACAGTCCGCTTGCGATTGGCGTTCCGTCTTCTCCGCTGTCAGAGTCACCGCTTGCATATTCCTGCGAGTCCGTCTGATTGTCTGAATTCGTTGCCTGTTCTTCGTTGGCTGTGTCGTTCTCGCCGCACGCCACCATTGTCATCGTCAGCATTGCGGCCAGCGTTGCAGCTATCGTCTTCTTCATATATAAACTTTCCCCTCTCCAAGTTGTAGAATATTACGCACATTCTACGCCGGCGTGATGGTTCGCCGGTAATCCTCCAACACCTGCGTGGTCACGTTGAGTTCGTCGGCTATCGACCATAGGTCATCGTCGTACATGCGCTCCAGGGCGGCCAGTTCGATCGGGTCGATGAGTAGGAGCGCTGTCTGCGTGCGGCAGCGGCGTTCCTGCTTCGAACGATCGTTCGCACAACCATCGTCGCCATGCTTCCAGTGCAGCAGCTCATGCGTGAGCACGCATCTTTTCGCCGTGTAGGTAAGGCGCCTGTCAATGAGTATCACGCTGTTGGATGCGTCGTAGCAGCCCCATAGTCCGTCCGGCAGGATGGCGCTGGATGCGGTGACGGGCAGGCCGATGATGGCGCGGCGCATGGCACCGTAGGTCATGCGCCGGTCGATCGGCAGGTCAGGCAGGCTCGTCGTAATCCGGCCCAGCCTCTCCATTGATCGCCTCCTGCTTGCCCGGCGCATCATATGCAGCCAACGTCAAGCCGACCCGCGCCTTCGCCTCGGTTTCCTCGATTGCGTGGCGTTGCGAGTCGATCACTATATCACCTGGCGATACGCCGGTGACTTCGCTGATGCGCTCAAGGTCGCTCAAGGTCAGTGGGCGGCTGAGGTTCGCGTGTTTGTACCAGTAGTCGCGGCTGAAACCGCAAGCTTTGGCGAATTCTGCGACCGTCATGCCGCTTTTCTTTTGCAGTCTGACGCACTCGCGCATGATCTGCGTGGCTAGTGGCGTCATCTCGTTTGCTTTACTTCCCATAACTCCAGTATAGCCAATTAAATACCTTTTTGTGTGCGAATTGTGAAGATGTAAGTAATTGAATGCACGAATGTAGTCAATTAAATACACTGAGAGGTGTCGAAAGGAAAACCGAGATGTTGAGCACAAAGAAGACCAAGACCCCCGACCACTACCCGTGCGGCCACATGCGCGGCCCCGGCTGGCACGACTGGCGCGCCTGCCTCACCAAACAGGGAATCGAGGAGGATGAATGGCCGGTCTGACGGAAACAGCCAGCAGAAACCTCAAAGCGGAACTCGCAAGACGCAGCAAGACGCGTGCCGACCTCGCAAACGCTTGGGGATGCACCCTCAAGACCGTCGACCAAAGGCTCAACGGAAGCATCTCGATAAGCATCAAGGAAATCGAAGAAGCCGCACCGGTCTTCGACATGGACTCCATGCAGCTGCTCATGCTCCTCATCCAGCCGATCGACAGCATCAAACAATTCAAAGCCTAAGGAAACCGAACATGAGCCAGCAACTGTTGAATCCGCCAAAACCGCCGACGCTCCATGAGCCCGGATGCCTGCTGCTCGCATCAAGCGGCTTCTACATCCGCCTCCATGAGGACGGCAGCGCCAGCCTCGTTGACGGCATCCAAGACATCACCCTCGCCGACTTCACCTCGGCGGAAATCGAAAACATCGCCTACAACCTCTCCAACAAGATCGGAGCAACAAGATGACATTCCTGGAACAACGAGATCAGATCCTCCAGAATCTGCGCGACCTGCTCACCCAGCTCAGCGAGGAGACCGACGAGACCAGGCGGGCGCAACTCGAAGCGAAATGCCGTGAACAACTCGACCTGCTCGAACTCAACGACAATGCGGGAGACACGCGATGAGCTGGATGGACGACGGCGGATTCGAGATGCAGGCATTCACCGCCCAGGACGGCAGTCCGATGGCGCGAATGAGTTTCCGCACCTCGACCGGCCAATACTACTTCAACTTCACCAAGACCGAGGTGCAGCGCGTCCGCCGCGACTGCAACCGCATCTTGAAGGAACTATCCGAAAGGAGGATGGCGAAATGACCGACCACGATTACTGGCTCGAAGACCGGCGGGAGAAGACGCGGAAGCCGAACTACACGCGCCGCCGCATCCTCTTCGCCATCGTCAGCGTCGGCCTCATCTCCAGCCTGACCATCATGCTCACATGGCATGGCGGCAGCACCACCGCCGCGCTCATGGTGGAAGGCGTGTACATCGCCACCGCATTGTGGCTGATCGTCAGATTCGCGCCACGCGACTAAAAGACTTCCCACCAACCGACAGTCCAACGAAACAAACCAATTAGGGACGTTTCGCGGGCATCCACGTTCACCAGTCGGCTGGCGGGGACACATAACTGAATATCGATTATTATCCACGCGCCGACCACATCCTGCTTCACATACACTGTCGGCGCATTCGGCTGGGCGACGGTTCGCCCGTCCACGGATTCCAATCTCTTCTCTCTCTATCAAAAACGCAGGCACTCCGGTGTTTGCAACCCTTTCAAGTCCGCCTGACGGCTTCCATCGCCGTCGGCCACGCCACCGGCCGTGAACACGTTCAGGTCGCGTTCCAACAGTCAAAGGGGCGTTCGGAATCCACGGACGGCACTGGTTCGACTCCGATGCCAGCCACTCAGCCCCATCCACTCGTCAGGGTGGGGCACACAACGTCAACAAGCAAAGGAAAAGCCTATGAGCAATGAAATCCAGCGATTCGAGTTCAAGGACGCATCATTACGCGCCCTGACCGACGAGGCGGGGGAGCCTTGGTTCGTCGCCAAGGACGCGTGTGACATCCTCGGCATTGACACAAATCATCTCCGTGAAGCTCTTGATGATGACGAAATCACAAACCTCCGCAATTCGGAGGTTTGGAATCAGCCAGGTCGTGCGCCTCTCATCATCTCTGAGCCAGGCCTGTACAAGCTCATCATGCGCTCGCGGAAGCCGGAGGCGAAGGAGTTCCAGCGTTGGGTGACGCATGAGGTGCTTCCCCAGATCCGCAAAACCGGCGGCTACATCCCGACGTCCGAGTCGGATTCGGATGAGGACATCATGGCCAGGGCCGTGCTCGTCGCGCAGAAGACCATCAAACAAAAGAACCAGCAGATCGCCGAACAGCAGAAGCGCATCGTGGAACTGGAGCCGAAGGCCCGGTTCGCTGACGCCGTTGCCGCATCCGACGGCACCTGCCTGATCGGCGAGCTCGCGAAGATGCTCCGGCAGAACGGTCTCAAGGTCGGTCAGAACCGGTTGTTCCGGATCCTGCGCGACGACGGGTATCTCGGCAAGTCCGCCTCGAACCGGAACGTGCCGACGCAGCGCGCGATGGAACTCGGCCTGTTCCGCATCAAGGAGACCACCGTCACCCACTCGGACGGGCATACGACCGTCAGCCGCACGCCGAAGGTCACAGGCAGGGGACAGGCGTACTTCATCCGCCGGTACTGCCTCCAGCCGTCGTTGGAAGCGGGTGCGTGATGGTCTTGCAGCAGATGATGACCACCACGCAGGTGGCGAGGCTTTTCGGCGCCGAGACGCCGGAGGAGATTCGGACGCGGCAGGGGTATCTGGCCCAGTTGCGTTTCCGTGGACAGGGTCCTCGGTTCGTGAAGCACGGGCGGATGATCCTTTATCCGGAAACGGCCGTGGCCGAATGGCTTGAGGAGGGCGAGACGAATTGCACAAGGAGCATTGCATGAACGACATTCGCAAGGCGTGCGTGAGGGCCGTGTTCGACGAATTCGACGACCATGGCGACGCCATCATGCCGGCCTGTGGCGACGTATGGGACGAAATCGAAGCAAGGCGTCCGCTCGGTCACATCGTCGGATACGTCGACCTCGACGTCACCGGAATCGTGGACCTCATCATCGACACGATCAACAAGGAGCTGTGATGACACTCAGGAGAATCGATGCGGAAACGTTGCTGACGCCACCCGTACCGCCGAAGGCGAGCATCGTCATGCTCGGCATGAGCAGATACGCGGTTCGCATCAGTCCGAAAGGCGGGGCCCAACTCGTGGAACTCCTGCCCGACGGCGCCTGCACGCTCGCATCCATCACCGCGGGCGAGCTTGAGACATTCGACTACCAACTCCACAACGAAACGGGAGGCACCAGATGACCGACAACGATTTCCGTATCGAGGACCGGAAGGAACGCGAGGCGAAACGGCCGAACTATCCGCTGCGCAGGGTCAAGTTCCTGCTCGCGGTCGTCGGCCTCGTCGCCAGCGTGACGCTCATGCTCACCTGGCATGGCGGGAGCCTTGCGGGCGCGCTTGTGGTCGAGGGCGTGTATCTCGCCACCGCGTTGTGGCTGACCGTCAAATTCGCACCCAAATACGACGGAAAGGACGACAATCATGCCTAGCGGAGCCAACAGCCTCCAACTCCACATGAAGTACGCTCCGGTCAACCGCGGCAGCATCCACTTCGGCGCATCCCGAAGCCACGGCCACCACACTTCGCCGAAGACATGGAGCCAGGAGACCGGCATCGATCTCGACCGGCTCCTCCACGACGAACGCGAGTACATCACGCGGATGAGACGCCGCACCCGGCGTGACATCGACGTGAAACCACGCATCCAACGCGTGTACGAGACGATCATCGCACTGCAGATGGAAGGAGTGACGCCCAGCAGCCACAAGGTGGCCTTACGGCTCAACATCCCCCGGAGCACCGTGATGGGCGACGTGCACAGGCTCGCCGACATGGGATTGCTCGTCAACGCGCGGACTCGACGCGGAGGCTTCCTCACCACCGGCAGAACACCCGAATGGAGTGACCTGGATTGAGTCTCGAAACATTAAGCCTGCCGGAATGGCCAATGGTGTGCGAGCTCACCGTGCCTGGCGACCCGCAGTCGAAAGGTCGTCCACGCGTCTACCAGGGACACGGCATCACCCCGACGCGGACGCGGGAAGCCGAGAACCGCGTGTACTCGGAATGGCGCAGCCGGTATCCGAACCTGCCGCCATATGAAGGCCCTGTCTGTCTGGCGCTCACGTTCTGGACGGCAACACGGCGAGGACGTGACTGGGACAATCTGGCGAAACTGTTCACCGACGCGTTGAACGGCGTCGCCTACACGGACGACCGGCAGATCATCGAAGCCAGCGTGCACGTGCACCGTCCCGACCAGTACGTGCTTGGCGCGCACGGCAGGCCACGCAAACGGAAAAGCGGCGACCCGCTCACATGGCACGGCCAGCCATACACGCCATGCACGAGGGCCAGCATCTACTTCAAACAGGAATACATACCCAGATAGGAGAAAACACCATGAAAAACACCAGTGAATACGTTGTGCAGACCCTCATCGACGACGAGGACATGAGCGCCGACCTCGCGAGCCTCTACCCGGCGGCTAGCAAAATCGGCGACGCAGCCGCGGCATTCATCGACAAAGCGGACCAGACCATCGAAAAGAAGGGTCTGATGGGCACGCCTGCCGGAACTGTCGCGAAATGCATCGACATTTGCCAGAACGTCGTCAAGGAAGGCGCGGCCATCAGCCGGCTCCTACGCAATCCAAGGACCTGCGACACCGCGATCGTCAGCCGACGGTACGAGGAAACGAATCACACCACCGAAGACGACGGCATGACGCAATCGACCGTGGAGGACGTGGAATGAGCAAGCAGAGGGGATACATGCCGTACTGCCGCACGTGCGGACCATTGGGGCCGGCCATGCGAACCATGCCCGCGTTCGACGTCGTGAAAACGCACCGACGCTCCTACCCGCACCACCAGACCAGCGTCATCCCCACCAAAACCAGCATCATCGTGAAAGGAACAAGCAAATGAGCGCGCAGAACCTCGAAACATTGGCCAAACGGTACGTGGAACTGAAAAGCCGCATCGCCGACCTGCAGGAAGAAGCCGACGGATTGAAAGCCGAACTCATGGAGAACCGCGAGCCCGGCGAATACGCGGCCGGACCATTGACCGTGAAAATCAAGAAAGGCAAACGCAACCTCGACGCCGGCGCATTCGAAAAACACTTCCCCATCCAACAGTACGCGGACTGCTACCAGATCAAACCAAAAGCATTGTCCGCGATCATCAAACAGGTCGGCGAAAACGCTTTGCAGGATTGTGTGAAAGTCGGCGCGGCAAGCCTGGTGGTCGAATAATGTGCATCCCGATCAGACAGGAAGCGGTCTGCCGCGCGCTCAGCAGGACGCTCAACCATTACGACAAAGCACCAGGATTCCTCGACGACGCCTACATCATCGACGTGCAAGAGACGGGGAGCCTAGCGGCGTTCCTCCGGGCCCGCCTCGACGAAGAATACGGGGAGGACATGAAATGAGCTCACAACTCGACCTTGAAGCCGTCATGACCGCAAACCAGACCATACCGGGAACGACGCCGGCACCCACGGTGGAGTCGACGGAGTGGACGGAGTGGACGGAGTGGACGGAAATCCGCGGCATCATCGAAGACCACATCACCAACCAGCCAAGAAGCCTGCAAAAGGAGATCGGACCATCGGAGCTCGGCACCGACTGCCTACACTGCCTCGCCGCCAGACTCACAGGATGGGAGAAACGCCAGTCGGCCGCATGGCTGCCATTCGTCGGCACTTGCGTCCACGAACGATTCGAACACCTTTTCAACAGTCGCAAGGACGAATTCACCGTCCCGGACGACGATGTGGGAGAACCGTGGGCCGTGAAACGCTTCGAAGCCGAAAGACACGTCGACGTGGGCGAAATCCACGGACTCCACGGCCATCAGCGCATCCACGGCAGCATCGACCTGTACGACGCGGAAAACAACACGACCATCGACTGGAAAATCACCGGCACGACCACAATCCGCAACGTCAAAGCCAACGGGCCATCGCAGCAATACTGCATACAGGCGAGCCTGTACGGCATCGGATTGGAAAACGACGGCGAACCATGCAAAAGAAACGCGATCTACTTCCTGCCCAGGAACAGCGTCAGTCTGGCCGACGCATTGCCGATCGAATTCGACTTCGACCCGAACCCCGGCAAATGGGCTTTAAGCCGCGCGCAACTCATCGCAAACCTCCTCGACCTCATCGAACAAGAGGACGGAACCGAAATGCGCGACGCGTGGATCCACGCTCTGCCGACCAGTCCGACGCACTGCTTCCAATGCGGCAGCTGGCCGGACGATCAGCTCGGACAACTATCCGAACTCAACGAAGACCAATATCCGGCGTTGCCGGACAAATGGCGGCAGGCCATCGGCCTGCTGGAATCCACCTACAGGAAAACAGAAAGGTAAAAAACACAATGTTCGGAACGAATAACTACGGTGGCGGATTCACCCAGCAAGGCGGAGCCAGCTACCATCCACAGTCAAACCAGCAGCAGCCCGCCGAAACGTTAAGCCTCGACGACGTCATGCAAGGCGGCGCGCCCAGCGCCTTCTCGAAGGACGATCCGATCGGCACTTCGGTGGAAGGCGAGATCGTGGAAATCCGCGCGGAACAGCAGACCGACTTCACCACCGGCGAACCACTGTATTATCCGAACGGCAAGCCGAAGCCGCAGGTCGTTATCCACTTGCAGACCACACTGCAAGACCCAAATCGCGTCGGAGACTCCGGCATTCGTGGCGTGTACGTGAAAGGCTACAACATCGGCCAATTGCGTCTCGCATGCCGTCAGGCCGGAGTCGGCGACCATCCGAACATCGGAGACCACTTGAAGGCCACGTTCGCCCGCACACAGCCGGCGAAGACCCGCGGCTACAACGACGCGAAAATCTACGACTACGTCGTCATACCGAAGAAGCAGTCCGATCTGAATGCGGCGATGAACGACCCGCAGGCCGCCCAGCCGTCATACTCGCCACAGCAGCCCCAACAGGCCGCTTACGGTCAGCCAGTCACACTCGGCCAGCCCGCAGGCTTGACCATGCAGGAAAAACAGCAGGCCGCGCAACTGCAAGCCGCAGGAAAAAACGTGCAGGAGATCGCGGGACTCCTCGGCAAGCCGGTCGACCAGGTCGTCAACGCGCTCGGCGTAGGCAGCGGACAAGAGCCTGAATTCTAAACCCGTCAAATTCGACTGGTTTAGAGGGGAACAGCGTCCACTGCAGCTACAACTGGCATGGCGGGCGCTGTTCCAAACATGATGAAACTCTTCGAGAGGAAACCTATGGAAACGGCACAGGTTGGCACAGTGGAACATGGTCCCACCATCAAAAAACGGCACATGTGCCATTCTGTGCCAAAGCGTTGGCGCAGCGAAAGTGCCGGAATTCCAACCATATATAAACAAACAACCAATGTTCCATTGTTTTTTATATATGTATTTATTTTTGTTGTTTTTGTGTTGTGTGTTATGGGCATGGAACGGCACAGCAAAAAAGGAGGTGAAAAATGAGGGACTACCGCAAATACCAGCCGATACCGACCGAAGACCTGCCAGCCCAATTCGCAGGAATCTTTCACATGCTCGCACTCACCTTCACGCCGGCGAACGACCATACAATCATCACGACCATCACAGGCCACAACCTTGAGCTCATCTGCCAAGGCGGCGGTGAGAACGACCGGTGTAAAAAAGAGCCAGTCGTGGCTGCCGGCTACCAGAAAGCCATCTGGGAACTCCGTGAAGGCCATCTTCGTTACTGTCCGTCACAGGACAGGCTTTGGCGTCGAGACCCCGACATGGCCGACCATGAAGGCGAAAGACTCATCCTCAACAGCTGGCATCCGGTCAAGACCATCGAGGACGAATACCATATCGGCGGCAACGCTCGTAGCAGTGAACGCAACCCGCTCTACTCGGGCGCGATTATGCGCGAGGCGAAGCGGAGCCAATGGTTCGAACAGGTCGAACGCGGCGTACGCTGCGACCCCTGCGTGTGGGTGCGACGTAATGGTAAAGTCGTCTGCCTGCAGGATGAGCCAGATATCGCGGTCACACAGACTTTCTCTCCTGTCGGTATGGGAAATCAGGCTTTGAAGGACGCGAAGCGCATTCTCGAATGGTTGACGGTGGATGAGAAGTCCTATGCGAATCTTTGTCGCATGTTTGCCACACCATGGCTCGAACCATTCAAACAATTGTCTTACGTCCTGTCCGGGCATGGCGGTGACGGGAAGACGCTGATCGCCCGTCAGGCGTTGCTCGGCGTGTTGGGCGTCGGCAAGGTGTTTCCAGGTTTCAGCGTGCAATCGTACTGCAATGGTGGCGGCTACACGCTTGGCCGCGAGAGCATGAATGATGAGATGGACGGCAAGGCTTTCGCCATTGATGATGAGGCTTGCGCGGTCACTGAGGACATGCTCCCCTTGCTACGTGCCTTGTCGACCGGCTCGCAGATGAACGCCCGTGTGACTGGTGGCCGTTATCGTGTGATGACGCCGACCGCGACGATGCTGATTCTGACGAACATGCAGTTCGCGGATTCCGCCGAGAATTCGGACGTGCGTCGTTTCATCAAGGTGGAATTCCACCAGTCGAAGGGTCGTTCGTATGACGAATATCATGCGATCGAGGGTTTCTGTCATCGGCATCCCGCAGCGTTCTTCGTGTTGTCGTGCCGGTTGTGGGAGCGGTCTGACGAGCCGGAGATTGTGAATCTGAGTCCTGCGCGCAATATCAGCGATGAGATGTATTGGCTGATCAGTGAGATTGCGTCGAATGAGGAACAGTATGGAGATCCGGTGGCCGTGAAGGGTGATTATCGTAAGGAATTCCATACGACCGTTCCGCAGTCTTTGATGGATGTGCTTGGTTTGGAGAATGCACGTTCTCGTGCATTGCCCGGCAAAGGGCAGCCGCGCGTCGTCCGCGTCGTCAACCGTGACCGTTTCGACGTGTATCGCAAGGCCGCTCTCGGCACTGATGCGGAGTCAATCAAGGATTGGCGTCAGGAAGCCTTGTCGAAGCCGAACCGTGACAGTCTGCATCCGTTGGACGATGTGGGTGACTGTCATGATCTGGCCGGCATCGTCGATGCCGCGTTGGCTGGCCATGTCGGTTTCGCGCCATGCGAGGGCAAGGCGCGAAAGACCGGTGGGCCGGTCGACGGGAAGGTGTCGCTGTCGTGGAAGCGGTTGAATCCGTCGGACGAGAACCATGTGGATTCGACTTTCGTGACCGGCAAGATGAGCCGTTATGCCGTCGTGCCGCTTGGTGACTGCTTCGTCATCGACTGTGACAAGCCGTCCGAGGATGGTGGCCCTGATGGCTGGCAGTGTCTGCAGGCATTGACGGGTGATTACGGTTCTGACGCTTTGCCGGCCACATTGGTCACAAAGACGCCGCATGGCGTGCATTTGTACTATCGCATGCCCGCTGGAATGGACGTCGGATTGCTGAAGAACGCGGTGCATGAGCAGAATCTGCCCATTGACCTGCGTGTGAGTAACAAGGGTTATGTGCTTGGCCCCGGCAGCGTCATCGACGGCAAACGGTATGAGCTGGTGGATCTGCCTGCCGGCGTGGTGCCGGAGGCGAGTGAGGCGATTATGCGCATGCTCAAGGATTTCGGTTACACGAGCGAGCCGAAGCCGGACGCGCCGCAAATGAGTCTGGACGATGTCATGGCCGACAGGCGTGCCACGTCGATTTCCAATGGCATGCCGGATATGACGCCAGTGCCGGAAGGCCAACGCAACAGCACGCTGCATGCGTGGGCTTACGGACGGCTGAAGAATCATCCCGAGAACGAACATCAGATCCACGACGACCTGCTGAAGCGCGGCAGGGATAGTGGATTGGCCGATGCCGAACTCGACCAGATCTGGAAATCAATCAAACGAAGCCTCAACTAAGGAGGAACACCATGGTAACGAACGTGAGTGAAAAAGACAAAGCATTGCAGGAAGTCATCGACTGGTGCGAACAGCTAGAAGTGGAAGGACTGAGATTAGCGAACGCTCTTCTGATGCAGCATGAAATGGACGCATACGGTGTCGTGAAGGGACAAATCAACGCATACGAAAAGACAGCCGACCACTGCCGTTCCATGCTCGGCTACAGCGGCTCCATGCCGTCCGAAGTGCCTAATCAAATCGAGGACACGAATGTGAAGGCGGTAGACAGATGAACAAGACGATCAGGTATGTGGAATGCGCGCATTGCGGAGAACGTGTCGGCGCATATTATGCCACCTGCCCATACTGCGGCTACAGGCTTGTGGAGGCGTCCGACGGTTTTTGGAAGCTGCCGATTGTATGAGCAGGAAACCGCCGCAGTGGATGCGCCGGTTCGCCCCGGAAGGCAACCCGGCGCGTCTCTTTCCGGTCGTGTGTTCGTGTGGCCGGTGGATTTTCAGCGAAAGGGACGTGGTCTGGCAGTCATGGGACGCGGGAATCATCGAAGGTGACGACCTGGTTACCGCGATCATCCTTGACAGGCCGCTTATACGCATCCGGCACGTGTCACACATGGACATCGTCAGATTGGAAACCGTCGCCGGACCATTGGGCATCAGTCCGGACGGCCAATATTTGGGCGCGCACGAATGCGGGCTGATGCCCGTCAGCGTCAAGCCAGCAAAAGTGGACAATAACGGATTCCATTATTCGACGCTTCCTGGTTTTCCGAAAATGCGCCCGGTGCCCGGCAATCCTGATCCGTGGGCCGGACTGCCGGTGAATGACCTATCGGATTTCGGATGGCCGCAACCCGAAGAAAGCGAACAGCAAACACTTTTCTAAAAGGAGGAATCATGAAACACGACGAACCGGAAATCATGTACAGCCGTGAATGGTTGGAACACGAGCGCCGCAAGGCATGGCAGGAAGGCTACTCCGCGGGATGGAAAGACCAGGAATGCGATTTTCCGCAATATACAAGCGAAAACCCATATCTGGAGGCCACCAAATGAAGAAAATCCTTGAGGAAATGATCCTGAAATGGCATGAGGACGGTATCACCCTGGAAGAAACCACCAGACTCGTACCGCAAGTGCCAAAAGCCGAAATCACCGCCATCATCCACCAGTACGACAAGGAGACCCGACTTTGACCGACTGCCAGCACTGCCATAAGCCAATGAAACCGGCGGCGAACATGCTCTGCGCAAACTGCCGCGAAACCTACTGGCAGCTGATCCGCCAACTCGGACACGTCCAACTGCCTGCCCTGCGAAGCATCATGCTCCGCCAGGCACGCATCGGCACCCCGGCACACACGCCAAGCCGAGGCAACGCGCCAATGCCAATCGACACCCACGCTCAAGACCTCATCAGCGAATCGGAAGCATGGCTCGCCGAACAAGCAGGGAAAATCAGAGCGGCATACGCCGGATACGACTGGCGGAAAGCATGGTATGCAATCATCAGCAACCGGCACACCATCCTCAACATGAGCACCGCAGCCGACGACTACGCCAGCCTGCAACACATCATCCGACGCAACGAACAAGCGTTGACGCCGGAAGACGAGCTCATAATCCTCGGCACCTGCCCAAAATGCGACAGCATGCTCACCGGCACGCCAGAAGCAGAATCTGTCACCTGCCAGCACTGCCGCACCGAATGGCCGGCACCAGCAATCAAAGCAGCCCGAGACGAAAGACTCTGGCAAGTGCAAATCACCGGCACACCCAGCGACGCGGCCAAAGAGCTGAAACGATACGGCCTGACCATATCACGCAACCTCATCAGCCAATGGCTCAAACGCGGCAAACTGTCGCACGCCACGCCGACGGAACACAAGCGGCAGTACACGTTCAACCTCGGCGAACTAGCAGCCCTACTTGACTGTCACCGTTGAAATGCTATACTGTCGTACAGTAGTAAAATGGTTCAGCCGGAAAGGGCTGGACCATTTTTCATATCCAGCTTCGGTAGCTCAGTGGCAGAGCACGAGGGATAGCACAGATGCCAGAGGACGGATACCTTACCGGCCATGGCTTCCTACTTCTTTAAATCGAATGCCCGTGATGATAAAGACAGTGCACCCCACACAAGCGCTGGTTCGACTCCAGCCCGAAGCGCTATACACCTCTCTGTCGATGGGGGATTGCGATGTACAAGGTATGCTCCACCTCCGGCTGCCCGCACCTGGTCTCCTCCGGCTCCCTGTGCGACGAATGCAGGAAAGCCAAGGACAAGCGCCGCTCGCGCGGCCGCAATCCATACACCTCGAAAGCCCACAGGCTCGCACGGGCCCGTGTGCTGGCGAGGGATCCGCGATGCGTCTGCCCAGGCGACGGACCTGACGGATGCGGCAGGCACCATGGCCTGTGCGGCGCCCCCAGTACCATCGCCGACCATTGGCCGCTCGAACGCGTCGAGCTCGTCGAAGCCGGATTGAACCCAAACGATCCGGCACGCATGCGCGGCCTGTGCAAGCGTTGCCACGACAGCAAGACGGCAAGGACGAAACCTTCAGGCTTCAACGGCCGAAGCCTTCGCTGATTCATCTCATGCACGCATGCGGTACGTCGAGCCAAGCCGACGACGTCCGGTGCGCGCCGCAAGCGTGAGGCGAAGCGGAAAACAAAAGCGATCAAGTCTTTTTTCAATTCGGTTCGCGGCCTGCCGCAAAGCCGGACGCGCAATATTGGAAAACGTTGGAAAATCAACGAAAACAAACCAGCGAAACACCCACGGGGGTACCCCTAACGGATTGGTGGCCGGAACCGCCGGAGAGCTGTCTCCGAGGTGCGGAGGGTTCAAAAGTTTCAGAGGGGGGCGGGCGAAAGGCCCGGCCGCCGACAGCGAAGGAACGGCGCGAGGCCGTCCGACGATGGAGGAGACATGCCAAGAGGAGGAAAACGCGTCAGATCCGGTCCGATGCCGGATCCGTCGAGCGGTGCGAGCGAACGCAGGGGATACACGCTGCGCAGTCTGCCGAACACGGAATACAAGGGCCGGCCGCCGAAGTTTCCGTTGCCGCCTTACGTGATCCGCTATTTCGACAAGGACTCGCAGGAATGGATCGAGGACAGGGCCGGTTCGGAATCGTGGAATGACCGGGAGGCCGAACTGTGGAGGCAGTTGTGGCGTCTGCCGCAGGCGCGCGCGTGGAAACAGCCGCAGCTGAAGTATCTGCATTACCAGATCGCCTCGTATGTCCGCGAATGCGTGGTGTGCGAGAGCCCGTCGGCCAAGGCGGCCGACGTGGCCGTGAAGATCAGGCTCGAGGACCGGATAGGCCTGTCCGAGGCCGGATTACAGGCGCTCGGCTGGAAGATCTCCGAGGACAACGTCGACATGGCCGCCCACGAGGTGCCCGCCTCGGACGCGGAGGCGTCCGAGAGCGGCATGGACACCAAGATCGTCCAGTTCCCACGACGCCTGAGGGCGTGACATGGTCGACGACTGGATCATCGACTTCCCGACGCTCGCAGACCTGCAGGATGCGTGGGTTCGGCGTCACGTGCGCCAGCCGGACGGCATTCTCCGCGGCAAGCCCTTCTGCTGGTCAGATTGGCAGTTCTGGTACGCCGCACACCGCTGGAGGGTGCGCGAGGACGCGGAATTCATCCCGCCCGAAGAGGTCACGGTGGACAATCCACTGGTTCTCAACCAAGCCTTCCAATATCGTCTGACCGGCTGCATTGGCCCGCAGAAGACAGGCAAGGGGCCGACCGAGGCCTCATGCGCCATCCTCGAAGCCTGCGGTCCGGTCGTGTTCGCCGGTTGGGCGAAGCCCGGCGACGTGTACCGCTGCTCCGACAACGGCTGCCCTTGCGGATGGGTCTACCATTACAATCCGGGCGAGCCGAAGGGCATGCGCCATCCATCGCCGCTGATACAGCTGACCGCGAACTCCGAGGACCAGGTGCGCAACGCCTACCGGCCATTGGTCGCCATGATCAGGCTTGGTCCGCTGAAACAGCTGCTCAAGGTGCGCGAGGGGTTCATTCGCATCCTTCGCCCCGGAATCAACCTTGACGACGATGATCTCGATCTCGACCGTATCGACGTGGTGACCGCCTCGGCAACCAGCCGTTTGGGTAATCCGATTTCTGATGCGGAACAGGACGAGGCCGGCCTGTACACCAAATCGAATGGCATGCTCGACGTGGCCGACACCCAACGCCGCGGCGCCGCAGGCATGGGCGGCAGGACGCACTTCTGGACCAACGCCTACGACCCGGGGGAAAACAGTTACGCCCAACAGCAGTTCGAATTGGGCAGTAAGGACGTGTGGATCTTCTACCGCAACCCCGATTTGAACCCGGACCTGCGGCACAAGGACGGCACGCCATACAGCTTCAACAACCGGCGCGAACGCCGCAGGATCCTCGAATGGGTCTACGCCGGAAGCCCGTGGGTGCCTTTGGATTCCGTCGAAGCGGAGGCCGAGGCGCTCATGGAGAAGGATCCCGCACAGGCGGAACGCTTCTTCGGCAACCGAATGGTGCAGGGTGGTGGAGCATGGCTCGAGGATGGACTCTGGGAGAGCTGCTATGCAGGAACATGAGCTTTGGCTTGAGAACCCGCCAAAAGGCACCGAAGTGTGTCTTGGCTTCGACGGCTCCGAGAATGACGACTGGACATGCATCAAGGCCGAGACGCGCGAGGGTTTCATCTTCACGCCACGGTACGGCGAGGATCGCCGTCCGACGATCTGGAATCCGAAGACGTGGGGAGGACGCATCCCGCGCAGCGAGGTCAATGCCGCCATGGACGAGCTCAACGACCGATACAAGGTTATCCGCGCCTACTGCGACCCCGGTTTCCGCGACGAGGTGTCGTGGGAATCGCAGATCGAGGCGTGGGACACGAGATACGGCCCAAAGAAGTTCATTCCCTGGGCGATGAGCGGCTCCAGCCGCATCACCGCCGTATGGGAGGCATTGAAACGCTTCGAATCCGACCTGCAGCATCACGCGATCACACAGGACGGGTGTCCGATCACCATCACGCACATGCGCAACGCAAGACGCTTCGCCAAATCCGGCGAACGCTACGGGCTGGGCAAGCCGAAGCAGACGCGGAAAATCGATGCGGCGGTGACGTGCGTGCTGGCGCACGAGGCGGCATGTGATGCACGCGCCGCCGGTTGGGGCAGGAAACGCAAGGCGTACCTGCTGACTGGTTCTACTACTAGGGGGTTCTAATGATTCGTACCGCCGATGACGTGAATCGCATGGCGAACCTGCTCGCCCTGAAGATCGAGAACCGTCGGCCGGACATCAGGAAGCACACGGATTACGTGCGCGGCAAGCGCGGCACCCTGAAATTCGCATCCGACGAATTCAAACGCTACATGGCGGATAGGTTTTCCGGCTTCGCCGACAACTGGTGTCTGCCTGTGGCGCAGGCGCCTGTCGAACGCATCCACTTCAAGGGCTTCATCCCATATGACGATCACGAATTGGACTCGCATGTGATGCGCGTGTGGGAACGGAACGACTGCGACCGCAAGCTGCAGGAGAGCGCGCTGATGATGACCACGACCGGACGCGCTTTCGGACTGGTCACGTCGATGCCGGACGGCAGAGCGCGCATCAGCTTCGAACACCCGGACAGCGCGGCCGTGCACTACGATCCGCTCACTGGTGAGGTCGACGCCGGACTGCTGGTCAGATACGACGAGGAGCATGAATTCGGCACTTTGCTGCTGCCTGACATGGTGTTCGACGTGGTGCGTGTGCGTGCAGGCGGCGACGATGAGAGGAATCGTCTTCCACCGGGCGTGGAGGGTTGGCGGTTCGTTCCGGATTCGGCGCGCGCGAACCCGCTCGGACGCGTGCCATTGGTCGAATTCCGCAATCAGATGCTCCTGGACGACCTGCCTATCAGCGATGTGGAGCAGGTCGAATCGATGCAGGACGCCGTCAACGTCTGCTGGGCATACACCTTGAATGCTTTGGATTTCGCGTCCATGCCCGCCAGGGTCATTCTCGGCGGCGATTCGCTGTCCGAGCCGGTCTTCGACAAGGCAACCGGCGAGCAGGTCGGCGAACGCCCCGTGAACCTCGACAAGCAGGTCATGGAGCGCATCATGCAGATCACCGGCGACAACGTGTCGATCGGCGAATGGACCGCCAGCAACCTGCAGGCGTTCCTGCCGATCATCCAAAAAGCCGTCGAGCACATCGCGGCAGAGACCCGCACGCCCGGCCACTACCTGCTGACGAACGCCGAGGTGCCGGCCACCGGCTACGAGGTCGCGGAAGCCGGACTCGTGTCGAAGACATTGGAGCGTATCAGCTTCATGCGCCAGCCGGTGCGCGAATTGTGCGAGATGGCCATGACGCTCGAGGACGACGATGAATCCGCCCGCATCCTCGAGGATTCAAAAGTCGTGTTCGCCACACCGCAATACCGGTCCGAGGCCTTGATGGCCGACGCGATGCTCAAATACAAGAAGCTCGGCTACCCCCTGCAGTGGATAGCAGAGCAGATGGGCCAGAGCCCGGAGGACATCAAACGCATCATGCGCATGGTGGACGACGAGAATCACGATCCGGAGATGGCGGAGATAGCCCGCAGCCTGCAGGTCGGAGGTGCATCTGATGACGGTGACGCTGGAGAGCCTGTCGGACAGCCGCAACACACTGGCCCGACTCTGCCTGCTGGCCGTGAAGGCGGCGGACAAAACATGGAAGGGCGTGGATCCGCGACGGGTGCGTGACAGCTGGAATCGGACAAACGCCGATTTTCTAACGCTCTTCGCCACACTGCAGACCCGCGCCGCGAGCGACGCGATGGACTCGTCCACGTTGATGCTCGCCGAACAGGGCGACTACGTGCGCCCTGACGGTATTGCGAATCCCCTCGCCTTCGGGACGGGTTTCGCACCGAGCGGCATCGACCTCGAATCATATTTCGATATCCCGGTGACGCGCACTTTGTCGGCCATCAAGTCAGGCATGGGCGAATCCGATGCCATGATGGCAGGTCGTGCTACGCTTCGCCAGATGGCCATGCAGGCCATCGAGGACACGTCAATCAGCGCGATGGGCGTCAGCATCACCCAGCGTTCCGGCGTCGGCTACGTGCGCGTCGAATCACCCGACTGTTGCCCACGATGCGCCATCCTCGCCGGAAAATACTTCCGGCACAACAACAACTTCCTTCGTCATCCGAAATGCCACGGTCGCACCATCCCCTGCAAAGGCAAGGACAAGGCCGAGAAACAAGGCTGGATCACATCGCCGATGGACCGCTTCAACGGCATGAGCGAAGAGGAGCAGGACAAGGTCTTCGGACATGCCGACGCGCAGGCCATCAGGGACGGCGCCGACATCTACCAGGTCGTCAACGCGCATCGAGGCATGCGGCCAATCGGACGCGGCAACATCCGCATGACAACGTCCGAAGGCACCAGCCGCTACGGGTGGAGCCGCATGATCCGCAAATACGAATACGGCCAACGCCAGAGGCGCAGGCTCACGCCGGAAGGCATCTACAGCTTCAACCTCCCTCGCGAGCAGACCATCGAACTTCTGAAGCGCGAGGGCTACATCCTGCCCGACAAATGGCGAGAGCGGGTGCCGGAGCTTCGCCGCAGCCAATGGCTTCACAACAACGAATGGCGTCAGGGGCGGCATGAGGAGCTGACCGCGGCGCAGAAGCGCCTCGAGAACGCGCGACTCCGCTATGAGGCAGCTTTGGACGGCCGCAATCCCTACCAGTCTGGCAAGCCGGTCACGCCGGACGTATTAGCCAAAGCTGAGAACTCTTATCGCCGCTGGCTTGCCAGCAACGGCGAGATATACACCGAATGAAAGGAAAAGCATCATGTCCGATGGACAGCAGCAGGATCCGAACACTAATGCTCCGGGCGCACAGGAGCCGCCAATCGACTGGCACGACAAGTTCCTCGGCCAGAAGAAGGTCAACAACGACCTCGAGGCGAAGCTCAAGGCCGCCTACGAGAAGGCCGACCGCGTGGACGACTTGGAGAAGCAGGTCGCAGAATGGCAGAAGCGTGGCGAGGAATTCGACGCCGCACAGGCCACCATCGCCGGACTGCAGAAGCAGGTGCTCCAGGCCAACGTCACCGCAGCGGCGACCGGCAAGCTCATCAATCCGGGCGACGCATTGAAACTCATAGACTTCTCCGACCTGGCCGCGGACGATCAGGGAGGATACGACCAGCAGGCGATCGGCGAGAAGATCGACGCCTTGGTCTCGGCACACCCGTATCTCGCGCAAGGCGGGAACAAGGCTGGTCTGACGGGAATCATCCCACCGTCAGGCGCCCGTGATGGCGATCATCAGGCGGGACAGCTTACCAGGGACGATCTGAAGAACATGACCCCGAAGCAGATCGAGGAGGCGCGCCGCAAGGGCCGTCTGGATGACCTGCTCGCAGGCCGCAGCAAGTAAGGAGGCCACCAGCAATGGCAATCACCAATTTCATTCCCGAGGTATGGTCCGCCGCCATCCTCGAAGCCCTGCGCGCGAAGCTCGTCTTCCCGAGCCTGTGCAACCGCGATTACGAGGGCGACATCCGTGAGGCCGGCGATACCGTGCACATCACCGGATACGACGACGTGACCGTGCGCAAGTACGTCCGCGGCCAGGCGATCACCGTCGACGATGTCAATGACAAGGAAGCAGCCGTTCTTGAAATCAATCAGTCCGACTATTTCGCCTTCAAGGTCAACGACCTCGACAAGGCTCAGGCCAAGGCGGACATGACTGGAAAGTTCACCAATTCCGCCGCCTACAACATGATGAAGAACGTGGAGAACTACATCTCCAATCTCATGGACACTGCCGTCAGCACGCCGGCGAAGACCGTGGACGTCGGCACCCCCGCCGACGCGTATCTCGCCGTCGTGGAAGCCGGACGGAAGCTTGATGTGCAGAACGTGCCTGACGAGGGACGCTGGCTCGTCGTCAGCCCCGACTTCTACGCGCTCCTGCTGCAGGACTCCCGCTTCATCGAAGGCACAGAAGCGGGCCATAATACGCTGCTCAACGGCGTGGTCGGCCAGGTGCGCGGCTTCACTGTCGTGAAGTCCAACAATGTGCCGCACAAGTCCGCCAGCCCGGACACGCAGTCCATTCTCGCCGGCACCAACGCCGCCGTGACCTTCGCACAGCAGGTCAGCAACGTCGAGGCTATGCGCATGCAGACCGACTTCGCCGATATGGTGCGCGGCCTCGACCTGTACGGCGCCAAGGTCATCCGCCCCGAGTGCCTGACCAAGATTACCCTGAACCTCTCCACCACCACCGGTAGTTCCCTGCAGGATGCGCAGACCCCTGTCGTGAGCGGTACCACCGCAGACAGCGACGGTGAAGAGGATGCTGCTGCAGGCAAGAAGAGCGGCAAGTAGTCGAGTCCGATGATCGGAGGCTGAAATGACCGCACTGGCCACCTTGGACGACCTGAAACATAACGGCATCGAAGTGACCGATGAGCAGACGGCAACCAGTCTGCTCGACTCGGTCTCCGAAGCCGTCCGCTCGGCCGCCGGCTGTCCGATCACCCTCGGCGAATGGACCGTCGACATCCCCGGAGAACAGTCCAGGAAACTCGACCTGCCATGCAGGGCCGTCAGAAGCGTTTCCAAGGTGCTCATCGACGGCAAGACCGTCGACGACTGGCGGCTCCTCGGATCCGCACTCTACCGCGAAGAGCCGTGGAGCCCCTTCGGACGCATCCCGTCGGTCGTGACAGTCACCTTCACGGGTGGCTGGAATCCGATACCCGCCGATATCGTCAGACTGGTCTGCTCGTACGTCGCAGCCGGACTCCACCAGCTCGAGGACGGAGGCCCCGGCGCCCACGTCGGCGTCAGCTACGAACGTGTCGACGACGCACAGGTCGGATACGCGCAAGGCGATGCCGCCCAAATCGACGTGACCAAACTGCCGGAAGCGACCAAGCGCAGCCTGCGCAACCGCTTCGGTGCGAACGTCAGTTCGATTGGAGTGTTCCGATGAGAATCAGCACATCCTTTCTCGCAAAGGCCAGAGCCAACGCGGAATGCCTGATGACCGACCGGTGCATCGTCACGCGCCCAGGCGAATCCGTGACGGATCCGGACACGGGACTGCCGGACACCGGCACGGAGAAAGTGTACGAAGGCCGATGCAAAGTGCAGACGTCCGGCAGTCTCGCCAGCGAACAGACCGAGGGAAGCGCCGCACAGAACATGGGCGCCGTCAGCCTCGTCTGGTCGCTGTACATGCATTTCCCGTTCGATACCGATGGCCTGCGCGCCGGAGACGTCGCGGAGATCACCGAATCCGCTAACCCGCTGCTCAAAGGCAGACGGCTCCGTCTCGTCTCCCCGCAATCGGAGAAGACGCACGCCACCGCCTGCCGCTGGAACGCGAAGGAGGACTCATGAGTGGACTGTTCGACGCATCCGAGCTGATGGCCTTCGGAGACGCGTTGCTCGCCAAGGGCGTAGCTCGCCGCGCTTTGATCTCCGCTTCGGTGAAGAAAGGCGCGCAGAACGTCAAGAACTCGATTCGCGACGACTTGAAAGGCTCAGGCAACAAGGCGTTCCGCCGTATCCCGATCACCTACACGGTGAGCGAGACGCCCGGACGCATCACCGCCGAGATAGGCCCGACGAAGGGCGGCACTGGTTCGCTCGCGAACATCGCGTTCTTCGGCACCGCGAAGGGCGGTGGAACGCATCGGTTCTACGAGCATGGTGAGGAAGAATTGCCGAAGCTTGCGGAATACGTGGCGCGTGCCGCCGTGGAGGCGGTCTAGATGACGTCGATCATGACGTTGACCGACACGATCCTCGACCATATCCCGAAACCGGCGACGGGCTGGGCCGTGTACCGGCAGACGGCGCCTAAGCCGACGGACAAGCCGCCGTGGGTGATTGAGACGGTCACGACTAACGGCCATATCGTCGGCGAGACGCAGCATGTGCATTGCGGCATCGGCACTTTGCTGGTGCGCATCGTGAGCACCACGGCCGATTCCGTCAACGTGCTGGCCGATGACCTCATGATTCCAGGACTTGCTGGCAAAAGGTTCGTCGCGCAGGGTTTCGACACCGGCTGTCTGACGTTGTTTTCCGATTCCGGCGCTTACGCGGCCGGACTTACCGCAGAGGACACGGCGCTGCTTTACCAGTGCCGTCTTCTGACTTTCAAATTCAACTGGTCACGCATGTGACCATCAAATATTAAGGAGGAGTCATGGTTTTGACTCTTGGAACTGAAGTTCCTTCCACACCGGCGGACGGTCTGGTCAACACGATCTGGGTGCCGTCCATCGAAAACATCCAGAAGCCGACCGCTGACGAGATCAACGCCGGAACCGACCTGTCCAACTACGTCACCATGGGCGGCTGGTCATGCTCGCCGTCGCAGGATTCCATCTCCGACCAGCGCGAGAACAGCTCGCAGGATTACGAGCATCCCGGACGCAAGAAAATCAGCGGTTCAAGCATCGAGGTCATCGACAACACCAACACTTCGCATTCCACGGAAAACGTGGCGATGGAGACGTTGACCGAGGGTACGGAAGGCTATTTCGTGCGCCGCTATGGCAAGCAGACGGATGAGACTTTTGCCGCCGAAGACACGGTGAACGTGTACGCGGTCCGCATCGGCATGAGCGCAAAGATGGCGATTGCCGCGAACAGCGTGCTGCGCAGCAAGGTCAATTTCTCCGTTCGCGCTCCCGGCTGGGCGGAGAACGTGAAGGTCGCCTGATTGATTCTTCCCGCATCGGACTTTTGTCCCTTTCACCGGTGCGGGACCCTATTTTTTTCTCTTTTCCGGCAAAGGGACATGAATATCAGTGCGAAGGAACACATATGCTTAAAGTCACCAGGCGCACTCGTGAGGTCGATGTCATCCTCAACCAGCAGACCGCCGAGGATATTGCGCGATTGGGCGATACGCTGGCCGAGGAGACCACGCGCGAACAAGTCACGGAGGCCGGTACGAACCGGCAGGCGAAGGCCACCGCGCGGCGCATCGAAGAGCTGCGCGAACAGGTGGATGCGGAGACATTGAAGCTCACGTTGCGGGCATTGCCGGTAAGCAAGTGGGCGCAGGCATTGGCCGCGCACCGCAATGACAACGGCACGAACGACATGTTCGGCACCGCCGCCGCGGCATTGCCTCTCATGCTTGATTCCGCGACCATCGGCGGCAAGCCGGTGGCCGACGAGGACAAGACCGAACAGGCGTGGCGCAATCTGTTCGACGAACTCACCGATGGCCAGTTCACTCCGATCTGGCAGGCCATCGCCGAACTGAACGGCACCGCAGCGGACCCAAAAGCGGCATTCGACCTCGCCTCGCAGGTTCTCCGCAACTAGTCGAGGATCTTAAGATTTGCCGCCAGCTCGGTATCTCTTATAAGCGTTTCATGGGCTGGCGTCCGAGTGAGGGCGATGAGGTCGAATGGGATGAGACGGAACGCAATTGGATGCGCTCGTTGGCGGAATACGAACGGTCATTATGCCCCATGTGCGGTTTGCCTCGCACGATCTGCCAAGACCCGCAGGCCGAACTGACCATGCATGCCGAAACCAGCGTCTGCTGGGCCACCGCGCACATGCAGCAGGCCATGAAACAGTGGACGGAGGCCAACGGCAGGGACAATCCGGCCGCGAACGCCTTGGTGGCGCATTTGACCTGACATTTTGGAGGATGCTTTGGCGGAGAACAAGAACATCGTCATCCGATTGATGGCAGACACAGCCTCCTATGAGGCGGCGATGACCCGCGCCGGAAGCACCGCGAGAACGGTCGCTTCGGGCATGGAGAACACCGGACGCAAGTCCGCGCTCATCGCCAGCGGCATGACCGCAGCAGGACTGGCCGTGGCCGCTTTCGGCGTGGCCGCAGTCAAGATGGCCGCAGACTTCGACCAGCAGATGAGCACCGTCCAGGCAAACACCGGCGCGACCAGCGCCCAAATGGACCAACTGCGTGCCGCCGCCATCGAAGCCGGTGCGAGCACCGTGTACAGCGCCAGCGATTCAGCCGACGCGATCAATGATCTCGGCAAGGCCGGCATGAGCGTCACGGACATCCTCACAGGCGGATTGACCGGAGCGTTGAATCTGGCCGCGTCCGACGGAATGGCCGTGGGGGATGCCGCCGAATACATGGCCAACGCGTTGAGCATGTTCCACCTGAAGGGGTCTCAGGCTTCCCAAGTGGCCGATACTTTGGCAGCTGGTGCCGGCAAGGCGGTCGGCAATGTCTCCGATTTCGGCGAGGCGTTGAACAATTGCGGAGCGCAGGCGAACAGTTTCGGCGTGAACATCCAGGAGACCACCGGCGTTCTGGCGCTGTTCGCGCAGAACGGCACCATCGGCGCTGAGGCCGGCACCCAGTTGAACAGCATGCTGATGAAGCTGGCCGCGCCGTCCACCGAAGCGTCCAACACGATGAAGGAATTGGGCATCAGCGCGTATGACGCGCAAGGCCATTTCGTCGGCATGGCGAAGTTCGCCGGCCAATTGCAGAAGGCTGAGAAGAACCTGACCGACGAGCAGCGCAACCAGGCGAACGCGACAATTTTCGGCAGCTATGCCATCAAGGCCGCGAATTATCTTTACGAGGCGGGCGAATCCGGCGTCAACAAGTGGACGAAGGCCGTATCCGAAAGCGGCTACGCCGCCGAGCAGGCGGCCGCGAAGAACAACAATCTCAAGGGTGATCTGGAGAATCTTGGCGGTTCGATGGAATCCTTGATGATTTCCGTCGGCGAGGGCGCTCAGGGGCCTTTGCGCAAGATGGTGCAGGGCTTGGATACGCTGGTTGACGCGTTCGCCGGTTTGCCGTCCGGAGTGCAGCAGACGCTCGTGGTCATGGCGTCACTTGCGGGCGTGTTCGGCGCGGTGCACAAGGCCGCCGGCAATCTCAACGGCAGCACCAGCACCATGGCCAACAACATCGGCCTGGCCATCGACCCGATCCAGCGCGTCAAGACCGCTTTGGCTTCCGCGCAGACCGCTTTCCAGATGTTCCGCGCGAGCGGTCAGAGCGCGCAGGAGCAGTTGGAATCGTTCGGCACTGCGGAGGATTCCGCCACGCTCCGATCCAAGGGGTTCCACACTGTTGCCGACGGACTCATCTCACTTATGGGAGGTCCGTGGGGCATCGCCCTGGGCATTGCCACGACAGCGCTCACCGGTTTCATGACGGCCGCGCAGAATACCAAGCAGGCGGTGCAGGAAGTGCAGTCAGCCGCAGCCAATGGAGCCAGCGCTATCCACGAGGCGCTGGTCAACCAGCTGCAGAATATGGATGTCGGCACCTTCCATGGCGAACCGGGATGGCTCAGTGCGATCGAGCAGGGCATCACCGGATCGAAGAAGCTGACCGACGTGATGAGCGAGGCTGGCATCAGCATCACCACCATGACCAAGGCAGCCGAAGGCAACAAGACGGCCATCAAGCAGGTCAACTCGGCGGCGGACAAGCTCGGCTCCAGCCTTGGCAGCGGGTCACATAAGGCCACCGCGCTGCGCGACGGCCTTTCCGCCCTGACCGCCGCCTACCAGCAGGGCACGAAAGGCGCCAAGGACAAGTCCAAGGCGTTGGACGAACTCGATGGCAAAACCAATAGCGCGGCGAAATCCACGAAGGATGAGGCCAATGCGAACAAGGAGCTTGGCTCTTCCGCCTCGGACGCGTCCGAGGAAATCGACGACCTCGTGAAGTCTCTGTTTGGTTTGGAGTCAGGTAATCTGACCGCAGACGAGGCTGTCGACCAGCTGAACCAGAAGATCGGTGAGCTGACCGACACTTGCAAGGACAACGGCACCGTCTTCAACGCCAATGGCGACCTCTTGGATCGCTTTTCCGAGAAGGGCACCAAGACCAGGCAGGCTTTGGAGGACATCGCCAGCAGCGCCCAGAACGCCGCCGAGAAGATCCTCAAGCAGGGCGAGAGCACCAATTTCAGTAGCGGTGAGATCGAACGTGCGAACGGCGTGCTGCAGGACGCACGTGACGCGATCATCCGGCAGGCCGAAGCCTCTGGCATGAGCGAACAGGCCGCCAACGCCTTGGCCGACCGTTGGGGACTGAGCTCCGACAGCATCAAGGCTTCCATCGACAACATCAAGAAGACCGCCGACAACAACAAGGCGAAGCTTGATGTTGACGATTCCAAGGTCAAGTCGAAGACCAAAGGCGCGGAAACCAACCTTGACAAATTCGACAAGAAAATTTCCAAGGCGAAGCTCGATGCCGACGATAAGGCCAGCGGCAAGGCGAAGAAGGCGAAGAAGAACGTCGAATCCGCGAACAAGTCCAAAGGCAAGGCGACTCTTGACGCTGCGGACAAGGCTTCAGGCAAGGCCGACAAGGCGAAAAGCAAAGTCAAGTCGGTCAACAACGCCAAAGGCACCGCGAAGCTTGACGCGACCGATAAGGCCAGCGGCAAGATCAACGCGGTCAACGGCAAAAAGCTTAACAACAAGAACGCGAAACTTGCCGCCTCCGACCATGCGTCCAGCAAGATCAACGCGGTAAACAATAAGCGTCTGAATAACAAGAAGACCACGCTGAACGCTTCCGACCATGCGTCTGGCAAAGTGAATTCCTTGAACCGTAAGACCATCCGAGACAAGAAATTCACGGTCAGTGTCGCCGACTATGCTTCCGCGACCTTGCGGAGCATCCAGAATTATCAGATCGCGGACAAAAGCTTCACCGTCACGGAGAAGACGAAGAAGAAGGGCGGCTACACCGGTGGAATGTTCACCGACGGCACCTTCCAGCAGTTCGCCGGAGGCGGCATGTTTTCCGGTTACGTGGATCCGACATGGGCACCTGGCAACAGTCTGAGCGATTCCGTCCAGCTGCTGAACGCTCGTATCGCGAGCGGCGAGTTCGTGCAGAACGCCGCCGCCACCGATTATTACGGCGTCGAGATCATGCGACTGCTGAACGAGCGGAAGATTCCACGCGAGGTGTTCGCGAAGGTTCCCGCCGCGCAGACCGTTCCCCAGGGTCGGGCCATGCAGCCATCGGTGACCAATGTCACGGTCAACGTTGCAGGGTCGAAGAGCCCGGAGGTCGTGGCGCGTGAGACGGTGGAGATCATCCGACGAGAGCTGGGGGTGAGGCAGTGAGGATCGCTTTGTCGCCTCCGATGGACAGTGGTCTGGAACCCGTCGTATTCGTGGATGGCAGTCCGCAGAACCGCTTAGCCACGTTGCATGATCCGTTTGAGGTCACGCTGGCAAGAAACTCGACGGACGGCTGGTATACGGCGGCCGAGGTACGGGAATCGCCGACCGATCGTCCGCAGGCGGACGGCGCCTACTGGCCATCCAGAATGACGTTGAAACCGCGCGTGGTCACAATCCGCGGCCGTGTCGTGCAGCACGACGGGTCAAGCTCGCTCGAACTGGCGTTGCTCAACGACCGGCTCAACGCGATGGTCGGCCAACGCCTTACCCTCCAAGTGGAGGACGCGCTCGGGCGACGGCAATCCGACTGCTATCTCTCGAGCCAGATGAGCTGGTCGAGCGATCTCGGCGTCACGGACGTGACACTGATCGTCACCTGCCCGGACCCTCTCAAATACGGGCCGGAACAGTCGTTCCAGGCGTCCTCGTCCACGTGCCTGGTCGTGAACGGCGGCAACGCGCCGACATGGCCGCGGGTCAGGATCGACGGGCCGGTGAAGACGCTCAAGATCCGGCTCTCCGACGCCGGCGCGGATGGCTTGGTCGTCTGGCAGGGGGACGAGAAGGACGGCCTCGACCTCGACTTCCGCGACATGGTCCCAAGCCGCGGCACCGTCACGGACGACCACGCGTTCCCGATACCGCCAGGCACGCAACGTCTGACGGTCGAGACCGGAAACATCGACGCGAAGGCCGTGGTGTTGCTGCGGCCGGCATGGAAGTGAGGAAGTATGGAAGCCGCCGAAATGCACGTGTACGACATCACCACCGGCAAACACGTGACGCGCCTGCCGTTCACCTCGTGCTCGTGGCAGGAATCCCGCAACCGCGAGGGCGGCATGAGCGCCGAACTCGCGATGACCGACGTGCTGCGCGATATGGGGGCTCGGGGACTGCTACAGCCATGGCGCGTCATCATCGCCTACCTGCCGGCACAAGGGCCAGCTCACGCCGGACCGCTGACGTATGTCGAATGGGCGGCTTCCGACCGCAAAGTCACCCTGACCGTAGGCGGCGGTCTCACTCTCCTGACGAAACGCCTTGTCATCGGCCGTCGGCTCGTGAAAGACTGGCGCGACCACAGCGTCGTCGTGGACGAGCAGAAGCCAGCCGGCGACCTCGCGCTCACCCTGCGCGGCCCGTACTACAGGGACATCGCCTGCCAGCTGGTCGACGAGGCCCTGCAGTGGGGCATGCTGCCGATCACCCTGCCCGGATTCGTCCGCAAGGGCAGCCTGACCCGTACCTACTACGCGTGGGATCTGGCCACCGTCGCCGACCGGCTCACCGATCTGACCAACCTCGAGAACGGCATCGAGATACGCTTCGCCCCTCGCATCAGGGACGACGGATCCATCACATTCGACTTCACCGCGACCGACCAGACGCTGGCCGACCGGGCAGCGACAGGCCGATGGAACGCCGTCATCCCGGACAGCCGGATCATCCTCGATTCCCTCACCGACGACGGAGCCGACCTCACCTCGCAAGTCTGGCTCACCGGCGGCAAGGACAACGACAAAACGCTCATGTGCCGCAGAAGCACGGAACTGCCACAGAAACGCGGATGCATGTTCATGCAATCCGTCGACACGGAGCACACGACCGTATCGAGCATGAAAACACTGCAGTCACACGCCGTGTCCGACCTGCGCAGACACGCCTTCCCAGCGGAGACCTTCGAATTCCGCGTGGGCGAGGAGAGAGCGCCACACGTGGGCGACAACATCGACGTGACGGTCTCCGACGACTTCATCGGAGCGTCCACGCTGCACGTCACCATCACCGACGTGTCCGGCACGTCGGATTCCGACTGGGTGACGGTCGGCGCGCAGGAAAGGAGCTGACCATGGCCGATGACGATACAGTCGCTTCGGTGGAAGCGTCCCAGGGCACCGCGCTGTGGCTGGGCGACGGCACGTGCGCCGGCGGCGGCGCGTCCGACGCGGCGCACCGGTATTCCACACTCGCGAGCAAGGCGCTCGGACTCGTGGAGGAGAACCATGCCGCCATGGGCGTGGGATTCTCCACGAAGCCGGACGTCGGCTCGCAGGTCGACGCGGCCTCGAAACTCGGTTTGGCCGGCGTGGCGTACGTGTTCCTCATGGCCGGCATCACGGACTCCTACGATTCGCTCGGCAGCATGCGATCCGTCACGGCGGCCGCCGTCCGTGCGGCGGCGAAGGCGTGGCCCGGGGCCCGCGTGGTGGCCGGCGTCGCGCCGGGCTGCCTGACCGGCTTGGACGACTCCGCGCTCGAACGCATGGAGCTCGTGTGGACCGCGATCCGCCTGGGCGCCGGGGACGCGGGCGCGCTCGTGTGCGATGGATTGTGGAAGGTGTGCGGCAGCGACCCAGCGTTGTGCTCGTCGGGCGGGCTGCCGAACGACGACGGGTACGCGCTGCTCGCGGAGTCCATCGAGGCGTCGGTGCGCGAGGACCAGGGAGAGCCTTTGGACCAGCCGATCGCGGATCTGACGCGTGTGGTCGCGTCGGGCGGCGGGGACTGGCTGTCGCGCTCCCTGCGGGAGTCCAGGAGGCGCGAGGCCGAGAAAAGGGAGGCGAACCGTCCGACCGGCACGGAGCTTTCGAACATCACGTCGAAGCTGGAGGACGTGACGAAGGGGCAGGCCCTGATGCAGGCCATCCAGCAGCAGATGCTCGACCAGCTGCAGCGGCAGCAGAAAATGCTCGAAAAGCAGCAGAGGCAGCTCGAGACCCAGCAGGACCAGCTCAAACAGCAGAACGACCAGCTCAAGGCGCAGCAGGAGACCTTGACCGGCATCGTCGGCCAGCAGGGCGACACCGTCGCATCGCTGAAGTCCATCACGGCGCAGCTCGCGTCGCAGCAGACGAAGATCCAGCAGACCATCACGAAATGCTATGGGGAATTCGAGCATCTGAGCAAGGTCCTCGGCGGGCAGAACATCATCTACAGTCCGATGTTCCCGCCCTCATGGTGACAGGAAGGAGACGTGGCATGAGCGTGGTCGGCAAGAAGGTCGCCCAAATGGACATACGCCTGGTGCGAGGGGATTCCGAACGCGTGGGCGGCAGGTGGCGGCAGAGGTATCCGGACGGGACCGTGAAGGCGGTGGATCTGAGCTCGTGGAGCGGCGTGGTCGAACTGCGCAGTCCGGATGGTTCGGAGTTGTGGTATTCGCAGGCGTGCGGCTCGATGACGTCGGACGGGTATGCGATCGCGGA